AACAATACTGGTACAAATGTATATGTTTGTGCTGATAAACCTAATGGTGGTTATTGGTGTACTAAACGCAATTAAAATGTATAAAGTGAACTATCTCAAACCAAAGAAGAAAGGTTATGCAAAGCATTCTGCAAGTTTCATGAAGATTGAAGATGCTATTTTCTGGGAGCAACATGTAATGAAAAACTTAAAGGCAGTGGACACTACGATTACTGTCCACTAATCTCCCACAGACCACCAATCCCGTGTATATTAAGAGAGTCAAACAAAGCAACACAAATGGACGACTTTTGGACTGAGATTCAGGACATGCCAGGTGAAATCTTCGACATCACTGAACTCGAAGAAAATGAATCAAAAATGAACATCCAACTTGACGAATTCTCCAACACCGACTATACTGTTTGAATATGAATTATCCGACTGATACTGTCAACGTACTGCCACATCTTCAAGAACTTCGTAACACTTGGAGGGTACAAAACTTCACCTACACTAAAGATCAGCAGCAGAAATATGACATGCTATTACAAGCACGTCGTGAAAGAGTAGCATTTTTTTATGAGGCTGGTAGAGTCCAGAAAGGACCGAAAGTAGCAAAGAAAGTAGAAGAAGCGCAAGAAGACGCAGACGATTGATTGTTATAATTTTGTAACAGTGATTGACAACCACTCTAAAAGTTGTTATACTATCTACATGACTTGGGAAAAGTTATTCCTATAGGTCACACCTTATTGTTTCTAAACTCAAAACTATGACACGGAAAAAATTCCGCACTATTAAAGAAAACTTGGCATCTGTGAGTAAAGGTCAAGTTAAACGACCCAGACTTGCTGGATCAGAACTTCAACGAGTTTTCAATCTGAGAGAGCAGATTGTTAGTGAGGCACAAAAGATCACTGAAGATCCTGATTATGTTCCGCAAATCAAACTCTACGAAAGTGACAACGCCGTTCAGGTATTGACTGAAGGTAATGTTGCTTCTACTGGTGTTCTTACTGAAGCACAACGCCAGTTCTCAAAAAATCACGCAAAGAAGATTGCACATCGTACATTTGATCTTGCAGTTCGTGGTGTATTTCAGACAGTTTCCGATAGGAACTATGACAACATTTTGTTTGATCAACAACACTCACTGACGGCATTACTTGACAATGCCGATTCTTCTGATTTTAAACTTCCTTTTGCTAAGACAATTATGAAGGAAGGATCAACCAAAACGGCACAACAAGTGTGTGCTTTTGGTTATGATTGTGTCAATAATAAGTCGAAGAAGAGTAATCCTGAAGAAAACTTCTACATTGGTTATCATGCCAATCATGAAGAAGAGATTTATATCTACAATCGACTTGATGATCTTCGTCTTGATCTTGTTCCTAACGATTACAAAGTTTTTCCTACAGAAAAAGATCGCTATTCTATTAGAGGATTCTCTCTTTTTCGCGATATTTTTGAAAAACAGAAGACTTTGCCTTGGGTAAAGCAACTTTCCCGTTCTTGCAATTTGCTGCGTGAATGTTATGAAAACTCAAGTTATGCCAGTATTGACCCAAAGAACAATAGTAAGCAAATCAATGTTTATGACTTGAAAGCTATTGCATTTCTTCTTAATAGAGTTGATGAACTTGCTGTTGAAAGTGAAATTGAGTGGTCTCGTGATCATCTGGAGTATTCTATCAAGTCCTACTGGAATCGTCATTCCGAAATGATTAAACTTGATGGCGAAAAGTTAAAGGCTCTTAATACTCCTAGAATTGCTGGATTGTACGAAGAAAGTGTTGCTTACAATTACGCTATTCGTGCATACAATCGATTTGCAAATGAGCGAGGAGTTAAGAAACTTGATGCAAAAAGGATGTTTCCTAACGTTTGGCAGGCATATCATCCTGATTGACGCAGACGACTGAACAAGTGGCACAGAGGCGCTCTCAGGAGGGTCTCTGTGCGCTATAGTATTGGTATCAACGGAACACGAATGACCCTGACCCTTCGTCCACATCAGAAACGCATTCTCAACAGTATGCTCGCCTATGACAAAGGTCAAGTTATTGTGCCTACAGGTGGTGGCAAAACTATCTGTATGATTCAGGATGTTGTGGAGAATTGTAAGTATATCGACAACGGAATGACGACTGTTGTTGTTGCTCCACGTATTCTTTTGGCTGAACAATTGTGCAGTGAATTCCTTGAGTTGATTGATACAACTCACACGCATGTGATGCACGTTCATAGTGGTGAGACAGACCACTATTCTACAACTAATGCAGATAACATTCACGTATTCACTAACACTGCTCGTGCAGAAGGTGAGAATGTTATCATCTTCACTACATATCATTCTCTCCATCGTGTTATGGAGGCAGATATTGAGGTGGACAACATCTATTTTGATGAAGCACACAATAGTGTTCAACGTAACTTCTTCCCTGCGACTGAGTATTTCGCAGAGAACACATATCGTTGCTATTTCTTTACAGCAACACCCAAACATTCTCTTGCTGCATCCAAACCAGGCATGAATTGGAGTGTCTATGGTCAGGTTCTGTGCAATGTGCCTGCACCTGAGTTGGTTGAACAGGGTTACATTCTCCCTCCTAAAGTTGTAGTCAAGCAATTGCCTATGGTTAAAGGACGTAAGGTAATGTTTGCTGATGATTGTGACAATCTGCTTGAGACTCTTGATAATTGTAAAAGTGTGGATGTGATTGATGGTTTGATTGATGGATCTAGTAATCTTAAAAAAGTTTTGATCTGTGCTCGCACAACAAAGCAAATCATCAACCTTTTGACTCACTCAGATTTCTGCCTACAACTTGCCGAGCGGGGCTATTCCTGGATGACGATTACATCCAAGACAGGCGCAATCATTGATGGTAAGAAAGTCAATCGTGACGTATTCTTTGACACTCTGAATACTTGGGGCAAAGATAAGACCAAGAAATTTGTTGTTCTTCATCATAGCATTCTGTCTGAGGGTATCAATGTTTCAGGTTTGGAGGCAGTCATTTTTATGCGTAACATGAGCTACATTGGCATCAGTCAGTCGATTGGTCGTGTGATTCGTTTGGGTGGAAGTGAGAAGACATTTGGTTTAGTTTGCATCCCAACTTATGACCGAGTTGGTATCAGCACTGCCAAGAAAGTGCAAGCGGTGGTTGATGTTGTGTTCAATCAGGGTATGCCAGCAATCAGTGAAATTAGAAAGTAGTGTGCCAGTTCAACAACCTCCACACACTCGCTTGATTTCTCTACGATTCCGTGCCATACTATCAGTATGAAAAACACACACCTTGAGCACCCAGAAGACTCCATTCTGACGGGTGATCTTTCTGTTCTTGATTGGTTCCTTTCTGATGGTGAAATCTCTGCGAAGATCGATGGCGCTCCTGCGATTATATGGGGCACGAATCCACAAACAGGTCGATTCTTTGTTGGTACAAAATCGGTCTTTAATAAGAAACTTATCAAGATTAACGAAAGTCATAGTGACATTGATCGGAATCATTCTGGCAATGTTGCTGATATATTACACCATTGCTTTGATTGTCTTCCTAGTTTCGACGGGATTATTCAAGGTGATTTTATTGGGTTTGGTGATGATGATACTTTTTGCCCCAATACGATTACTTACGTCTTTGATGAAATAATCGATCAGAACATTATCATAGCACCACATACATTGTATGCAACTGATGGTGAGATGAAAGATGCCTACGTTATCAATGATATGGTAGATATGGAGATCTTTGATGATACTGAGTCGTGTAAGTTTGTTCAACCTAAGTGTTGGCAAATCGATGAAGATTTCGATGAGATTGTTGGTTTCGCACGTCAGATGGCACAGATGGTAAAATTTGCTGCTAAGAAAGAGGCAGCAGAACTTCAAGTAGCATTGAACAGATGTATTCGTGAAGGTCGCGAAGTTGTGCCTGAAACATTCAACAATTCCCGTTTGATTAGCTACTGGTTCTTGATCAAGTCTATCAAAGATGACATGTTGTTCTTGATGCGTAACAACGGACCTAAAGCATATATTGATGGCGTTCCTATGGGTGGCGAGGGTTATGTCAAGATCAACAATCATGGTATGTTCAAACTCGTCAACCGAGAGCAATTCTCACACGCAAACTTCAACAACGGGAGATTCGCCAATGTCTAATAAGAAATACACAAAAGAACAACTAATTGATGCACTTGTCCATGAATGGGATTATCTCTGCCATGATGATTATGATCCTGAAGATGATACTCCAGAAGAATATCGTTTGAAGATGGAATTACTTACCATTGAAGAATTGGTTGAAGAAACATCAACTGGAGAAGGTTACACACTAGATGAGTTTATGGAGAACCATTCATGACACACGAATATGATTTAACAGAACAATCTGATCTTGACATGTTAGATGAGGTTGATGGTGAGTATTACAACTGGGATCAGAATCACAGTGGTTATTTGTGGCTGACTGATGAATGTGTGGATAAGTATGGATTAGTGAGGGGAATGGATGTAGAACCAATTGACTGGGAGAATTCTTATAAAGATGATGATTACTATGATGAATACAAAGAGAGAGGATTGAAGTGGGATTTTTACATTCAACAGTATGCCTCAGTGCATGATAAGGATGGAAAGTATCTCCGTGATTGCACCTATGATGATTGGGAAGTATGTAAGGCAAATGGTATCAAAGAAGAAATGTTATCCGATCCTGGATGTGAAGTTATGGGATGGTGTGACGGTTAAATGTTAATTAGTGTTTTTTCCATATCGGGAGCTGCAGGGATGACCAATCACACCTAACAGACAAAAATATGGAAAAAACAGGTCTTTGCTCTAGTGGTGGTCAGGATTCTCAAGACAGCACAGCAGGGATGGCACAGCATACCACCAACCCAGCAGAAAAACAAAATCATGACGAATTGTTACAGACCTCGCACTGGGTTTCGGTCTCTGTTATAGTAGGTTTATGGGAGAGGTTCCGGTCTCTTCTACCCACAACAAATTTTCGTTATGATCAGTTGGAAACAACTTGAAAAGGAGATGATCGCTCTCGGTTGTATCTTTATGAGACAATCTGGAAGCCATCGTTTATACATTCACCCAAACTACCCTCGTCCAATTGTTGTTCAAGTTCACAGAAAATCACTCAGCAAAGCAACATACAAGACTATCATGAAAAGAATCCAACCAGTTGCCGAACTGGTCTAGTACCGGTTGATCTTGCTTCAAAATCGTGTATAGTTAAAGAGTCAAAGGAATTCACCCCATGCGAACCACCACCAAAGCACAAGCACTAGAGCAATTCCGTTACAATTGGAAATGGAGCACTATGGGCACAAAACGTGCGACTGATAGTGCTGCTAAGTCTGAGGCATGGGGTATCTTTACTGATGAACTTTGCCGTGAGGGTTACATCACCATGAAGAAGTATGAGTCATGGAGCAACCCTTTCTGAACGCAATTTATTCCAACATTCACCACAAAAATTTTATTATGACCTTCTGTGCTCCACAACTCAAAACAGAATACCTCACTGAATGTTTACTTGAGGTTGTGAACAATCAATGGAAAGTTAATGCAACCGAGTCTGGACATAGTTCATATTCTAAGTTAGAATATAGTGTAGGCAAGAAATATATCAAACTGAATCAATTCCGGGTTCATGCTGATGGTAGTTTTAACAATAACGGTGTGTTCATGTTCATCGACAAAGAGACTGGTGCATGTTACAAACCAGCATCATTTAAGGCACCTGCGAAAGGTATTCGATTCCAGATTGAGCAGTTAGTTGATCAACCTGAAGTCGTTGATCCTTATGGTTCATTCCTTTACGTCCGATGAAGATTGACACCGCTGGCAGAATCATAGGATCGTTTCTTGTGGTCACTGCATATTTCATCATCCTACATGTAAATCTATCATTAGGAGTGATTATGCAGTTTATTGGTGATGCTATCTCTGTGCCATTCTTCATCAGAACAAAATCATGGGACGTGGTAATCATGCTCACGTTTCTATTAATCATCTCATCCACTAAATTACTCCCATCATTATGAAGTACGAAGTTAAATTGTATGTCGGTGGCAAAGTATTCACCGAAGAAGTACAAGCAACAAACTATCAAGATGCAAAAGAAACAGCACTAGCACGCAATCCTAAGGCAAAAGTAGTAGGAGTAAATCCTATCGTGTGACAGTTGAGGTAGTGGCACAGCCCCGGTTGTGCTGCGTCCAAAATCGTGTATGATAAGAGAGTCAAAGAAACGGATCCAACCCAATGCAACTCACAGCAAACGGCGCTCACATGGTTGTTGACTTCTATCCCGTCAAGTATTCTGATGGAACTATCAGCGAGCGTCTAATGTATAAGACGGTTACATTCTGTGGCGACGTACAATCAAAGTCCTACATTAACAAAGAATCATTTGAGAAAGAGGTTGATAATCGTGTTGAGGGTTACAAGTATGAAGTGACTGATATGCACCTAGAACCACAACTTTTCAATTCCGCACTAATTCAAACTCGTTGGTGATTATGTCACTGATTAAGTCCTATCTTCACAATCTTCAAATGAACAATCAACTCGAAATGCTATCACAAAGAGAACAACTAATGGAGGACATTAATGGTATTATTGAAACATTTTGTTGGGAAATGTGGGAGGGAAAGTATCCTGAAACTCAAGAAGATTTAACCCGCATTCTGTGTGATGCTGTCTGCAAAAACTTTCCTACTAACTAACACTCACTCACCTCATTTATTCAAATCATGAACTACACTCTCAAGCAACTTCAAGACCGAGTATCAAGTATGA